TTGTCGTGCGCCCCAGCCCGCCGCGCCAGCTTGATGATGTCTTCTTTCATTTCTCATCCCTCCATGTGCCATCTTTAAAAATAAACCGTGTAAACAGCAGGTTCCATGCTTTGTCGTAGTGAACCACCATGCATGGCAGTTCTCTGAACGCAGGCCCGGTTGGTTGAAGACACAGACCACTCTTTTGTTGATGCGGGAAGTAGTACATGGTTGTGTGTGCTTCCTTGGGTGTATCTGGCGGCGTGATGAAGTCGTACAGATCGCGTTTCATGCTTGCCCCCTTGCTCGGATTGCGGCGGCGTATGTCGGCCAAGCCAACAAAGTGTTTTTGTCCTCACACACCTTCGCACACGCCTCACGCTCGTCAGTTTGCCCTTTTTTGTAAGCGTTCTCAGCCATCGCGACTGCATCAGATGCAAGCATCCAAAGGTCGCCATCAAACATTTTTGCTGGTGTCATTCTTGCCCCCTTGCTCTGATGGCGGCGGCGCAGGCGTATCCGTGCGATTCATGGTCTGCGTCAGAGGTATCTGTGTACCCTTCACACAACATTGCACACGCCTCGCGCTCGGCTTGCACGCCATTGACCATCCCCCTCGTCCAATTCTCAGCAATCTGCCACTCAAGTTCTTGCAGCAGGTCTTCAACCGTGTCCCCGTGGCCGGTGGCGTAGCCTTTGGCAATCATCCACTGAGCCACCTTGTTGCGCTCGGCTGCTTGGGCCATGTGGAAGAGGCGTTCAATCTGCGCAAGTTCCTCGATTTCGGAGTCGCACAAAGCACCTTCCTTGCCGCCGTACAAATGCAGAATTACAGCACTGCGCAGACCCGCCTCCCGCGCCATGCGGATGATGTCGTCGCGGGTCATGTGTTCTTCTCCTTAAGTTCATCAATCTTTTTTTGCATACTTGCCGCCATTCGAAAGCCCGATAGCCTGCAAATAAGTTCGTCGCAGAGTTTTGTCAGGCGCTCAATCTCGTTGTGCTGGCGGCGCAGTTCGACTGCGGCAGGCTCCCCCTGCGTCCACATCTCCAATTCGTCAGCCAGCCGTAGGGCTTTGGGTTGTTCAGTCATCGTGGCCCCCTGCTATCCACACGGCAGTGCCACCAGTGTGTTCAAAGTCTTCTGTCTTCAGACGGATGTAAGCCTGCCCGTTTACACCAGCATTTTGGACATAGCCTTGGATGCCCCAAGACTTGACCTCAGTGACCACAACCATGCAGGCACCGAACATTTCTTTGTCAGGATTGACCTGAACGATGTCACCGATGTTCATTCTGTCCTCCAAACCCTGATGGAGCCGTCAGGCATCTTGCGGGTAATGAACTTCATTCCATTTTTTTTCCCGTAACGAGAGGCAGAAATTGCAACAGTGCTCCGATTAACACCACTTGGAATTTCAAAGCTGTCTCCAACTTGCATTTCGGGGAAAGGGAACTTGCTGGGAATGGGGATGTTTTTTTGGACGATCATTTCTTGTTTCTCCTTTTTCGGTAAACCTTCATTTGCGGCATTTCCACAGTCATGTTCTGTGGCTTGGTGGCAAGGTGGGCGGCAGTTCTCTCTGCGTAAGGGGAGGATGGCTCAATGCCACCCCTCCTCTTTTCATTGACAACCCTGCTGGCTTGATAAGACGAGCGCCTTGACGTTTCAAAGTCTTTTAAACTGATCTGCGGCTTGTAGTTGCGCCAGTCAAACGGGTCATTCATGCTTGCCGGGCCTCTAGCAACACTTGAGAATTTAAACGTGCATCAAGATCCATGATTGCATCTGCAAGGTCTCGATCCAGAAGGTGCAGCTTTTGAGTCCATCGGGAGATGGTCAGTTGAATGTCCCGCAGCATCTCTTCCTTCATCCTTGCATCGCTCATAACCTCTGAGGTGAGCCTGTACCCGCCACCAGATTCACGATCGACCGGCAGGCTTACAAAAGCTCTAATCTCAACAGGGGCAGAATCAATCAATGTGATCTTGCACCTCTGAATCAAAGCCCTTGCTTGCTGCAATCGATACTTCTGTGCAGCCTCCGAGTCATCCCACTCGAAATGTTTATGCAAGATGCTGCCCTCATCACGGGCTTCGTTTAAAACATCTTCCACCTTCAAGACTCCGCCATTTTGACGAGCCATCTTTGTTAACAACTTGCGTTCCTGTTCCATGTCTTTCTCCTTAAGTTAAAAAATTGCCTGCATTGCCCTGTCACAACATGCCTAGTCGAGCCATGCCTGCCAAACCCAAACACACCATACTTCGCCCTTCCGTGCCTCGCCTAACCTTGCCTGCCTCGCCACGCCAAACGAAGACGTACCTCTCCTAGCCTTGCCTGCATTACCGCTCCGGTCCTAAACAAAACTATCCGTGCCTGCCGAACCTCGCTGCGCCCTGCCATGCCATGCCACGCCTGCCGTATTTAACCTTGCCCTGCCCCGCCATGCCACGCCTGCCGCACCACACCACGCCGTGCCGTGCTAAGCCTCCCCTAGCCTGCCGTGCCGTTCCTTGCCATAACGAGCCACACATTGCCAAGCCTGCCTTGCCATGCCACACCTAACTCGGACTCTCCTAGCCTGCCGTACCCTTCCGTGCCATACCGGTCCAAAACTCAACGCTCCTAGCCTGCGTTGCCGTAACTTACCATGACGAATCGCGCCCAAACGCTCCTCTAAGAGCCTAGCCTGCCGCGCCGGGACGGGCCAATCCAAGCCTGTCCCATACTTGACGAGCCTGCGGCGTTAATTGATCCCAAACTTTGAGACCACTTCCTTTTCCCGATCACTCGGGACCACTTGGAACAGACCAAACCCACAGCCAGCAGAGGCTTTGCTGTCAGGGCGTCCTGCTCCAATTCCGACTTGCAATCCACAGCGGGATACAAGATTTAAAACGTCAGCCATCTTGAACTGATCAGTGTCGTAGCGGACACGAAGCTTTGCTGCCCAGTTACGGTACATCGGGCGTGAGCGCACATCAACCACGCCTGTTGCGTTCCTTGTGTGTGCCGTGTATGTGTGGCTCTCGCCATAGACACGAACCAGAGGAACTCCATCGTTTACATCAAAGCCGTCTGCCTCGATGAATGTGGAAAGCTTGGCAAGGGTCATCTTGAATCCAACCAGACGACACGCGCTAATCATTGCGGCTCGGAAGGCGGCAGCATTCATGCCCTCCCATCCCTCAGAGCTACGATATCGCGCATCTTCTGCCTCCCTCTCATAGTCCCTCGCGTCACGGTTCTTTTTGCTACCGGCACTCTTACCCTCTGCCATCTTCGCCATAAGCTCAGCCTTCTTGCTGAACCGCTCCACCACAAGAGGGGCAATCCCCTCTATGTAGAAGTCTGTAACGCCAAACTTCGGTGGGCTAATGACACAGGTTTCTTCTTTAATTACAGTTTTCATGATGCTTCCTTTTGAGATTGTGAAATTATTTAAACACTACTCGCAATCAAACTTGCGAAAAGATAACAAATCAAAACCACTACAGACAGCCAAATCAAACTTGGAACTTTTGGCGTTTTGATCCCAAGCAGGGCAGCTTGCAGTAGCTCTTCGTCTCGATACATGCGCGGTGGCGGTGCCATGTATCTGATGCCAATCTTTACACCGGACTTCGTTGTGTAAGGAGTCACTTCTTTTCCTTTTCTCTGTAGTTGACCATCTTCTCCCCGATCCAAAAACCATCTGAACGCAGGATCATTCCACCTGCCTCCATCTCTTCTTTGGTTTTGCACCTGCGGTTTTTTCCGTACTCTCCTGTACGGTGTTTGTCAAAGGCTCCAACAGAGTTGAAGTACTCCTTGCAGCCCTGACACTGATTACGACTCCCGCTCAGAACTTTCATTTTGCTCACTCATTTGTGCAGTAATGATTTCTTCGTTCACAAGCTCTGCAAAAGACTTCCCGGAAGGGAACCGCATCTGCGAAGCTTTGTGGCTTGAGACGATGTTGATGGCTTTATTTAAACCATCATTGAACCCCTTGATGTATGGGTTGCCGGTGGAGATCCGCATTTCAATTGCTTCACGAACAAGTTGACTCATGGGGATCTTGTTTTTCCTTGAGAACTTTTCCATGCTGGCATGTTGAGACTCTTGGATGTAAGCCATAAAAGGCTTGAGCGGTTTTTTAGAAGTCGCTTTCATGTTTAAATTCCTTAACAAGGTCGTCAAACTTCTGTTGCGCCTCTAGGTTACCGTTAAGCTCAGACCGAGACTCAATGCCGCATTTGTCGCAAAGCTTCCTTGCTGCCATCGATTCTGAGATTGCCCCCAAGAAGTCTTGGAAGTCATACCGCTTACAAAGAAGGGCAGCTTGCTGAACCCTGTTCACATAGGATGTTGGGGTCTCGTCATCCTGAATGCGAACAAGGGCACAGGCGTATCTGGCCCCGACGAAGTCCCTCAGAAGCTCCTCTGGGATCTCGTCAGGGTGCAGAGACAGGGTCAGGACGTATCCGGTCCTGTCCTGTTTCATCGCAATCTTCCGAGCCTCAAACTGAAGCGCCACGGCGGATCTCTTTGTCTAAACGAAACTCAAGGTAGTCAACCACAGCACAAAGATCATGGACCTCTTTAAGAAGTTCTATGTTCTTCTTCACAATGGCATCAACATGTTTCGCGTAAGCGTTTGGGACACCGCTCTCTACTGGCTTCTCCTTCACAACCTTCTTGCGCGGTGCAGCCTTCTTCGCTTTGCCCTCCTTCTTGCGCTCAAGGTAGGAAAGGGTGTGAACGTACTGGGTGCTCGTGTTTACAGCCTTTACGATTTCTTCAACGGACTTGCCTTCTTTCAACATTTCGCGGATCTGAGTTGCTTTTGTCTTTTTCATTTGTTTCTCCTTAAAACGGGACATCGCCATCATCTTCTTGCACCGGGGCTGCCTTGCCTTGTGGGATGTAGCGATCCACAGACAGGGACAGGTAAGTCACACCGGTCTTGCTCTTCTTCTTCCACCCTGACAGCTTGACAATGTGCAAGCCGTTTTGAACCTCGA